AGCCGATGCCATAGAATAGATTTGTCGACACGGTGCCGACGACGTTCTCACCTTCGTCGAACACGGCCTGCTGGATCGATCGCGAGAGGGTGCCGGTGCGCTTCTTGAGGACCTGCCCCATGAGCTTGTCGAGCTTCACGTTGCGCTGAAGGCGCAGCGCGAGGCGCCCGATGCCAACGCGTAATTCAGCGTGGGTACGCTCGCCGATTGCATCGACCCGCGCCGTCACCTGCGATGCGTTGACCAGTTCGATCGACAGCACGTCAGATGGTCCGGCTGTATTGCTTGAGCGTCGTGCGAACGCTCGACGGCATGTCGCGGACATCGAGCGAAACCGTCTCGCCAGCGAGGGACTTGGACGTCCAGCCCTGGTTTTCCTTCTGCTTCATGCGAAGCCCGACGAGCTCGTTTGCGGCCTGCGCGAGATCGGCAGGAATTTGGCTGTATCCCGCCGTCCATGCGATCGACACATTCCCGAAGCCGCGGTCGAACCGATAGCTGTCGAGGATGATGGAGTCCTCGTCGAAGAAATAGCCCGGCTGCTCGGGAGCGGCCTGGGCAGTGATCGCCTGGCGGCCGACGGCAACGCTTTCGACCGACACGATCGGATATTGCGGCAGCACGAGGCGCTGGCTGTTCTGGCCGTCGAACCTTCGCGTGTAGCTGGTAAGCGAGAAGTCGCGATTGGTCACCGACCGTATCCAGCCGGACACGGCGGTGATCAGACCGTTGACGGCCGCCACGTCGCCAGCCGGCACAGTCCCGTTCCAGGCCTGATAGATGGCTAACGTGGTCAGGTCGGTCACGTTATTCGGCGTCCTTCGCGGGCGCCGGCACGAACCCGTGCGACAGCATGTGATCGATGTCGGCCAAGTCGACCCTGTAGGCCTGCGCCTCCTCGTCGAATTCCTTGCCGTCGGTCACGCCGCCATCGGGGTGCACCATAAGGATGTAGGTCGGGGCCGCCTCTGGCGCGGCCTCGTCGGCGAGGGCTTCGCCGCCCTCGGGCGGCTCGTTCGAGGCAAGCGCCCGAGCCGCGACCTGGTCGGGGTGAGCATCGATGGCCGCCTCGATCGCGGTGGTCGCGCTCTTGCGGCTGTTCTCGCCCTTGGCTTCCTCAGCTGCGAGCACCGCGCGCAGGGTGAGGAGGTCGAGCTCAGGGAGCTTGGCGGTCAGGTCCGCCACATTCAGCGCGACAATCTCCACCGCCGCTTCATTCGCGGCGGCGACAAGCGCCTCGTGCTGAGCGAGGGCTTCGCCGCCCTCGGAAACTTCGTCTGCCATCGTAACCTCCATGGCGTGGGGGAAAAATGACCCCGCCGGCGGCAACCGGCGGGGTCAGGCAATCAGGGCCAACAAGGGAGGAAAACCCTGATCCAGGGGTCGGTTACGGCGTCGGCGCGATGTTGGTCATCAAGCCGGTGCAGAACGGGGCGTAGATGGCGAGGGACTCCTGGGCGTAGACGCCCATTTCCTTCGCGCGCGTGACCCGAGCCCAATCCTCGACATGCCAGTCGCGGCGCAGGATCATCTCGGCGATCGTCGGCGTCTCGTTCGACACGTACCAGGGCGGCAGCGAGTCCGTGGTGAACATGATCGTGCCCGGCGCGAGGTTCGGGTGGATCTTGATCTGCAGCCGCGCGGAGCCGTCGACCGAGTACGGGTTGGTGTACCACATCACCACGCCGCCGGCCGTGAGCTCGAAGCCCGCAGCGCCGGTCTGGTCGGCGTTGATCTGATACTTGAGCAGGGACGAGCTCGTGCCGGTCAGCGACAACTTGGTGATGGTCTTCAGCTCCTGGCTGCTGACCCACATCGTGTTGTAGCCGATGCGATAGAGGTCCCACGCGTTCTTGAGGAACGCGTCGATCTCGTTCACGCCGCCATAGCCGTTCGACGTCAGCTGCGTACCGACGCCCGCGGTGCCGGTGGGAAGCGTCATCACCTGGGCGTTCCCGGCCACCGAGTTCTTGAACGTCGTCGCGAGGAACCCGTCGAACGCCTTGGTGTCCGTCGAGCAGTCCGCCGTGACCGCCGTTGCAGCCTGACGACTGCCAGCGAGCGGCGCGATGAAGCTGACCGAGTTCAGGGTGGTGATCGCCTGCAGGGTCTCGGAACCCGACGCACCCACGTACCAGGCGTAGGCGACCGCGCCGTTGACCGGCGTGACGCTTGCATTGAGCGCCTGGCCCAGTGTCACCGCCTGCGTCGCAGCCGCCGATTTCATCGACGAACCGCCGTTGATGGTGAACGTCTTGTTGTCGGCGCCGGTGACCGTCTGCGACGTCGCGACGCCGCCCGTGAGCGTGCTGTTCTGGTAGCCCATCTGGGTAAGCGCGACGACGATCACCGAATAGGTGAGCGCCGGGAGCGTTGCACCAGACCCCGATGCGGTCAGCGTTGGGGTCGGAGCGGTACCCAGGGCCAGCGAGTTGTTGGCGCCGATGATCGCCGCCTCCTCCTTGGTCTTCGCCTTCAGCAGCACGCGGAGCGCCGCCGACGCCAGAAGGTTTTCGAACCCGTTGGACGCCGACACGGCCTCGTCGGTGACCGAATCCTCTTCGCCGAGCGTCGCGTAGCCGATCGACTGGGGGGTGGTCGTATAGCTCATCCGGCCAGCGCGCTGTCCCTCGGGCACGAACCCGAAGAAGTTGTAGCCGCTGCCGGAGATCGCGAGGATTTGCTTGTACTGGAACGCGTTGCCCGGGTTGATGCGGACATTGCGGCCCAGCATGTTCGCGAGCGGCGTCAGCGTCGGGAAAAGGTTGCGGGCAGGGGCCGACAGATCGACACCAAAGATGCCGTTCGAGGTCGTGACCGTCTTGGTCAGGTCTTCGGGCACCGCCACGTTACGCTCGAGCGCGTCGGACGCGGCCTTGACCATGACGATGACGTCGGCCGAGATTTCCGCGGCCTTTTCGAGCGTGAGATGACCGAAGCGGCCATCGTCGTGCATCAGAGAACCATTGACCCCCTTCATGAGGTCAAGGGCGATGGGATGGTACATCTTCCAATCCTTTCGGACATAAAAAAGGGCCGCGCGAGCGGCCCGGGAGGGTTCGACAGAGCCGTTGCCCAAGCGGCGGAGAGGCGACCGGCCGAGGCCGGAATCGGTCAGTGGAGGTTCTTGAGGAGGAACTGCGCGCGCTTCGGTCCCGGCGGGATTTCCGCGAGCCGCTCGGTGAAGGTTTTAGGTTTCTCGGACGAATCGTCGGCGGCCTTGCCGAGGTTGGCGTCATCCGCCTTCGGCACTTCGAACACGCTGCCCTTCGGCGGCGCGGGCTCCGCTTTCAGGCGATCAACCTCGCTCGCGAGATTGGCCTTCTCAAGCTTCAGGGCGGTGACGGCCTCGGTCAGCGAGTCGATCATCGGGACCGCGTCCCCAACGGCTTTGTTGAGCCGCTCGTTCTCGGTGGTCAGGTTCGCGACCTTCTCGGCGTCGCCGTCGCACGTCGCCCCCAGCGCGACGGCATTGTCGTGCATCGACTGGATCTTGGCTGCGTCCGTCTTGCTATTGCGTGCGCCGGCCTTCTCCATGAGGGCCGTGTCGGCCTTCACGAGATCGACGATTTGGTTGGCCAGCAGCATTTCGCTGGTGTCCGTCTCGACGACGAGGATCGTTTCCTCGCCGTCGAGTTGCGCCAGCGCCTCGGCGATCTCTTCCTGAGCAAGTTCGGCCAAGAGGACGCCGATCTGTTTGACGATCTCGGCGGCCTTGGCCGGAAGCTCCGACCCGTCCTGCTCGTGCTTTGCTTCACGGTAGAGGCAACCCTGAAGGCAGGCGAACTCCTCCATGAGCCGCGACAGCCACTCGACCGTGTAGAGACCCTTCGCCAATTCCGGGCGATCCGACTTGAACAGCCGTAGCGCCGCCGCAACCGCGGCGAAATCGGTGAACGGCGCGGGCAGGTCGATTGCCGCCGCCGGATCACTGGCCAAGGCGGTGTCCGCCTTCGCGAGCGCGCTGGACAAGCGGTCGGCGGCGCTGGGCTCGGCCGCCTGACGCGGTTCAACCACGGCTTCGGAGGCCATCTTGGCCAGTTCTGCCTCGGCATTCTCGGCGATGAGGTCGGCGCGCGCCTGGACGACATAGTCGTTGACGCGGTCTTCCTTGCCCGCCGCCTTGGCGAGCTCGGTCGCGCGGGCCTTGGTCGCGTCGTTGCCCGGCTCGTACGCATCGCCGATCACGAACGCGACATCGGCCTCGCTGCCGTCGGCCTTCACCAGCGTGAAGGTCGCGGTCTTGATGCATGGTACGTCGACGATCGACAGTTCGCCGACGCGCGGGGTGTAGCGCTTGTACGCTCCATCGTCCCAGCGCTTGGCGTAGGACCCGCCCGGCGAATAGCCGGTGTAGACGCCTTCCTCGACCTTCGTCCATTCGGCATCGTCAACGATCTTGCCGCAGAAGCTGATCCGCTTGGCCTCGTCGTCGAACGTGATCTCAACCAGTTTCCCGGCTGCTTTCTTGAGATCGTGCTGTGCGCGGATGTTGCCGTAGGACTTGCCGCCGCTCGCCTCGAACTGTGTCTTCGACCAGTCCTCGAAGGCCGCCTTGCCGGTGGCATAGTCGAAAATCTCGCCGGCGCGATCCGGCGTTTCGTCGATCGAACCATAGACCAGGCGCTGCGCGGCGTCGGCCTTCATCAGCGGAATGAACATCGCAGTCTCCTAGGGTTAGTCTTCGTCGCCGCCGTCGTTGGCGCCGGGCATGTCTTCGGGCAGGACCGGAGCCTCGTCGCACCGGCAGTTGGGGTGGAGCGGCGCGTCACCGGCCGGGAATTCCTCGTCGATCCCGACGATCACGCCGTTCTGGTCCTGGCACTCGTCACAACAATCCGGCGCTGCGATGAACTGGCGACCTGCGACCAGGCCGCTTTCACGCCAACTCGTGCGCGCGCCTGACAGGTGGGCGATCGCCATCTCCGTGCGGGCGATCGTCTCCGCACGCTCATCCGAGAACGCGGCCGACTCCCGGATCGCCTTGGCGAGCTGATCGGTGCTGTCGCCGTTTTCCAGTGCTTCGGTGACCGTGGAGCGCAGCATGTTGCGCGTCGCGTCGGGAATCGACCACTCGGCGTCCGGGTTCTCGACCAGTTCGCCGTCGACCAAGCGCATACCGACGAGTTCGGCCGCGCGCCGCTCGGCCCAGTCCATGACCGGCTCCATCAGCTTGGCGAGCGTCTTCTTGTCGAACAGGCCGAAGGTCGCATTCTTCTCGGTCGCGCCGGCAACCGCGATGCTCGCGAGGATCGGTTCGACCTGCGGCACAAGGTCGGACCAGTCCCAATCGACCGCATCGAAGGCGCGTTCGATCCGATCACTGTAATCGTCGATCGGATCGACCTTCTCGAGGCCGAGCGCGTCGCCGAGCTGCTTCGCGATGACCGCGCCCCGGGTAGCGAGGAACTTGGTGATCACGGCGGCGAGCTTGTCCTCGGAACTCGCCGCCTTTTCGAGGGCAGGTTTACCGGTCTTGTCTTCCGCGTCGTCCGTCGCAGGTGGCGCAGCAGCGTCATCGGCTTCGCCCGGCGGCGGCTGCATCGACGGCGCGGGCGGGGGAGGGGGCGGGTTGAGCACGAGCTCAAGCGGGGTGGCCCCCGAGGCGGTGTAGATCAGCGGCTTGGCGCCCAGGCCATCCGGCAATGCCGGCAGGCCGTTCATGTCGGCCACCTGATCGAGGGTAAGCGAACCGTTGCGGAGCTTTTTGTCCTCGATCTCGGCGCGGGTCTTTGGATCGAGCTCCTTGTCCTCAACCCAGGCGAACTCAAGGTCAGGCCGGTTGAAGCGGGTCGCGAGCAACCTGTTCATCAGGTTACGCACGTATTCCATGATCGGCGCCGTGCCGCCCTCGGTCGCGGATTCCTTATCGGTCTGCGCGCTGCCGTGCCCGAGGCCCATCTGCTTCAGGAAGGGCGTTGGCGCGACGCCGAACTCGAAGCAGATCAGCCGGATCAACCATTCGTCGAACTCGGCCTGCATGATGTCGACTTTAGTCGGGTGCCATTCCGTGCCGTTGGGCAGGAAAGGCGCCTGACGCCGGTCTGCCAAACGCTGGCCGCCATCCGCGGACATCATCACGTTCCACGACTTCTCGATCTTCGTGACTTGGTCGGGCGTGGCATCGGGCGGGGCTGTGAAATATCCGTCGCCGACGTTGCCGTGCGTGTAGTAGCCGAGTTGCGACTTCAGCCGCGCGATCGAGCTTTCGACCGTCGTGATAATGTCCTCGACCCGGCTGCAGCCGTACACATGGTCGACCCGGTAGTTCTCCGGATAATAAAGCAGCTCATCGGTCGTGTAGCTGACGGCCGGCATGCCTTTGAGGACTTGCTTGAACGCGGCGTCGGGCAACACCGGGCGGCGGCCGCCGGCGTCGACGAGCGGCGTAATGGTCGACCCGTCGATCGCCTCCAGGGCGTAGAGCTCGCCGCCCTTGGTCTGGCGTGAGTAGATCGACACCGCGTCATAGACGAAGTTCTGGTCGAGCACGCCGTTCAACCATTGCGGCCAGTCGTGTTCGCGGTCGGGCATCGCCAGAAAATCGGTGATTTTCTTGATGTCCGCGTCTTCCGGCGCACCCTTCGATTCGACGCGTGGCTTGATCGCCCACTCTACCGCGCAGACGAGATTGCGCTGGCGGCGCATCAGCATCTTGAGCGGCTCGCAGTTCGCCGCGAGGTTCTTCATCATTGCGAACGAGACCTGCTCGCTGTGCCGCGGCAGGTAGTTGACGTTGATGAAGAGCGGATAATCGAAGCTGCGGCCCTTGACCTCAGGCGGCGCGGTGTCGGCGAGGGGGATGCCCGGGCCAAACCACGTCGACGCGATCTGCCCCGTGGCGGCGAAGCGGAGTGCCGCCATCGCGCGCGCCATGAAGCCGGTCGAATCTGCCATTACGGGTTTTCCATCTCTGTCAGCCCGAGGGCATGGTTGGCGCGCGAGGTAAGCCGGATGCCGTCGCCGACGACCTCGATCAGCCTCTCGTTCTGCATCTCGTTGCGGACCGTCGGCCCAACCGGCATCCAGTCGTCATCGAACCAAGCGGTGATCAGCGGGTCGCGACCGGTGTTGCGGATGTATTCGATGTATTGGCGAAGGTGCGGCGGGATTTCGGGGCGCAGCAGCTCGGCCGCGCGGCCCTCCATCCAGTCGGCCCAGGCCTGCGCAGTTGCGCCGTCCTCGAGCTCGGCGAACGCGCCGGACGCCGAATCCACCTGGTCGTCGTGTGCCCCGTTGGGGAACATCTCGAGCTCGGTGAACCAGGCGTCGTTCCACGCCGCCTTGACGACCTTCACGTTGCCGGCCTCAGCCTGCGACGAGAAGGGCGCTGCGCGGACCTCCTTGGATCCGGTTTCAGGCGCGGACTTCACCGTGAACCCGGCGAGGAGGCGGGTCAGATAAGCGACCTGCGCTTTGCCCGCCTGGCCCGGATCCTGGTTGAGGTGGACGGTGACGCCGGTTCCGTCCTGCTTGGCCGTGTTGATGATGGCCTGCTCGACCTCCATCGGCGTGCCGCGGAAGCGGATCACGTCCTCGACGAACCAAATTCCCGAGGGGGATCGCGACATCAGCGTCCCGACCGTCCAGTCCGGGTCTTTGCCCGTTGCCTCGGCGGTAGCGGCCAAGTCCCATTTCCGGACCTTCCGGCTCGATACCGGTGCCGCGGTCACGACCTCGAACATGCGGCGCGAGAACAGCCCGCCTTCGCGCGGGCTCGGCTCCTGCATGTACTGGCCGGAAAACTCGTAGGGCTTCGACGCCGCCATGCGCTGCAGCACGTCGATCGTGTGCTTCTCGGGCCAGAGCGCCGAGCCGTCCGGCTGGATCGCCGGGATATTCAAATGCTCCCAGACTTCGCCGTTACCGCCGCCGAGCAACCACCCCGGCAGGTCGCGCTCGTGTAGGCGCTGGCCGATCACGATGATCGGCGTGTGCGGTGCGTTGACGCGGGATTCGAGGGTGTTCTTGAACCACTCGATCACGCCTTCGCGGATCGTGTCGGACCGGGCCTCGTCCGCCTTATGGATGTCGTCGATAATGATCGCGCCGCCGAACCCGGGGCGCAGCTTGCCCGCGCCGAAGCCGGTGATGCCGCCGCCGGCACCTTGGCCGTACACGACGCCGCCAGCGGTCGTTCGCCACTCGCCCTTAGCGCTGCTGTCGCGGCGTAATTGGACCTCGGGAAAGATGCCCCGATAGGCGGCCGATTCGACGATCCGCTTGGCGTCGGCGGTGTTGTTGACCGCCAGTTTCGCCGAATAGCTGGCGTGGATGAACTCCGCGTCGGGGAACAGGCCCAGCGCCCACGCGATGAAATTCTTCACCGCGAGTTCGGTCTTCGAATAGCGGGGCGGGATGGTGATAATCAGCCGCGTCGTTTCGCCGCGCAGTACACGCATCAGCGCGTCGCAGATCGTCTGGTGGTGCCAGTTATGGCCCCATTTGAACCCGCGCATCTGGCGGAACATGTAGCGTGCGAAGAAATACAGGTCGGCGCGCGCTTCGAGCCGGACCGCGAGGTTGTACGCGGTCGGGCTGACGAACATCAGAAGTCGTCGATGGCTCGGGCTCGCGCCTGCAGGTACTCGTCCATCGTCGGTGCGCCGTCCTCGTCGCCGATCGGGTCGGTAGGCTGGGTAGGGGGGACGACGTTGTCCGTCGACGCGCCGAGCGCGAGGCGACCGATGCGCTGCGCATGAACGGCGGCCGCGGCAAGTTGGCGGAGTTCGATCGACGGGATTTCGACGCCCGGCTCGCCAAGGCGGCGGGCAACGCGAGCGCGAATCGCCCGCGCCACCTTGAGATCGTCGCGGTTGAACGCGATCAGATCGGTGACCCGCTCGATTGATGCCTGCTCGGCGGCTTTGGCGATCGCGACCTGCTGGAACTCAAGCCGCTTTGCGCCCCACTTATGGCGGGTGGCCTGCTTCCTCACCGTGTCGGGTTTGACGCAGTGCGTTTGAGCAAGCTCGTCGAGAGTCATGCGACCTTGGACATACTCTTGTTGGAGGATGTCCCAGTCGGTGACGGCTTTGTTCGGCATGGCCTTTCTCGATGCTAACGCACGAAAAAAAGCCCGCTGCCGAAGGGGCGCGGGCTGTGAATTTCAGGTGCTTAGGGAGGGCTTAAGCGGCGTCAGGCGCAACTCAATCCAATAGGGGCCTGATGACGATCCGTGGCACTTCTGTCAATCGGGCATTTTTCGATATTTAATTTTGTTCCATCGATCCAACGCTTTTACGAACCGTTTCCGCCCGGTCCGATAGTGCCGTTCATCTACCAGTCGTCGGCATCGTTGGCAATCGCCATATGTCAGGCAACACCCTACACTTTATGCTTGCAATGTGTCGGGCGAGACCTTACACAATCTACATGATCATTTCGTTTCGCAGCAAGGCTCTGAAGCTGTTTTGGGAGAAGGGCGATCCGTCCAAGCTCCCGGTGGAAAATCACGACAAGGTGCGCCGTCAACTCGCGGCGCTCAATGTCGCGACCGATCCCGAGGAGATGAATTTCCCGGGCTGGAAATACCACGGCTTGCAGGGGAAGTCCAAGCGCTGGGCCGTTGCGGCATCGGCAAACTATCGCGTCACCTTCGCCTTCGATGGGCAGGACGCAACCGCCGTTGATCTTGAGGACTATCACTAACGTAACGACGATGAACCCCGTCCATATGCGAGGTAATGTAACCATGAATACGATGACTACCGGGCTTCGGCCCACCCATCCCGGCGAAATCCTCCGCGAGGACGTCCTGCCGGCCCTCCGCAAGCCGAAGGCCGAAATCGCGCGCAACCTGGGCGTGTCCCGCGACACGCTCTACGAGCTGCTCGCCGAGCGCCAGCCTGTCACCCCGCGCATGGCGGTCAGGCTCGGCAAGCTATGCGGCAACGGCTCCCAGATCTGGGGTCGGCTGCAGCTGTCCTTCGACCTGGCGATGGCCGAACGGGAAATGGCTGAGGATATTGCACGCATCCCGACGCTGGAGGCCGCATGAGCGAGTTCCGCATCGACGCCGTCCTGCACAGGCCACGTGGGACCAGCGGCGGCCTGTTCCAGCGCGGCGGGAGCCGCGAGGCGTTCGAAACGTGGATGCGCAACCGCATCCGCTCGGGTGAGTTGACCCACGTCGACTACATCGACCACCGCGGCAAGAAGATCGGTGGCATCAGGGGCGACGCTCGCTGATGTCGCCGGCCGCTGACTTCCCACTCCCTGCCGCCCAGGTCGACGAGCAACTCGCGGAAGCGCGAGCGCTCGCCGATCGCGATTACGAGCGGTTCGGGTGGAATGGACCGGCGAAGGTCAGGAAGAAGCCGGGGCCAAAGCCGAAGGCATCAGCGGACCGCTCGTAGATGCCTGGTCCTATGCCCCTTTTCCAGATCACAGATACCGGGATAGGCGGTCCAGGGGGCTAGCGCCATGCAGCACATTTCGATGTTCATGGGGTGAGGCTGTCGGGCGGAATCCTACAATTCAAGGGCGGTGTCGATCATGGCCTTCCAGATTTGCGAGGGGGCATCGGAGCGCAATCGCTCGTAGCTGCGGTAGCTTTCGCCGTCAGGCCCGCTGTCATAGTCGCTGTCGATGCAATCTTGCGCTTTCGAAATACCAGCATCGAGCATGTATTTGTTTGGCTCGCGCATCGCCTCAATCGCAGCGCGGGCATGCGGCAAAAAGTCTGCCCAGTCGCCAGGATCGGCCTTACCCCAATTGCCATGGCGCATGCCGGAGTCGCACATCGCCCGACTGATTTTCTTCGCAACTCGCTCAATCATCTCGGACACCGCACACCTCCGCTAGTTCGATTGAAGCCGAATGGGCGAGACGCTGCACGCGGCTCGATCGCGTAAGCGACGAAAGCGACGGTGACCGCCCAAAGGCGGGCAAGCGCAGACCACTGGCGCGGTCATCTTCCGATAGGGTCATCTCAACCACGATCATGATCCTTCGCTGGAGGGGTGGCAAACGCGATGGCGATTTCGAGCGCGACGGGATAAGGAATCGGGCCGCCAGACCAGCCCGCTTTCATCGCCAGCCGTTCGAAACGGCGTTCCTGGTCCTCGCGTGTTTCAGCTCCCTTTAGGTCGAGAGCGCGGATGGCGGGCAAGAGTTGGCGCAAAGCCAGCGCTGCGAACGAAGCGTCATCGATCGCGCTTTCCATGAACGCATAGACAATGGCCTTCGATGCACCGCCTTCCGGCGTCATGCACTTCTTAGACAGGTTGCAGATCTTCACCAGCCGATCCAATTGCTCGGCGATCGTTGCCAATCGCTCAGCCGTTGGCAGCCGCTCCAACAACTCCGGCATCGTGCATCCGGTCAGTTCGTCCGCGATCAACGCATCATCAGGGGAAGCTGGGGGCTGGGCGGCGCGAAGTTCGTCGAGGTGTTCAAGTGCCTCGGTGAGCGACGGGTAGCCCATCCTGACGGCATCTTCGTGCGCCCAGTTGTAGGACATGACTTTACACAACGCGCTACCGGCAAGCTCCGGCTGCGGATCAATGACCAATTCCCCCGATGCCGTGGGCGTGCTGTCGATGCGGTCGAGGATGGCGTCGGCTTTGGCGAGCGCTTCACGTTGTCGGGTCTTCTGATACTCTACGAACTTGATGAACGCGGCCGGATCGATGATCCGCGCAATCGCCTCCCGCACGCTCTCTTGCTCTGTCGTCATAGCCCTTGCCCCTTCAAAGCGTCGCGGAGATAGGTGGCGGCATCGTATCCGCTCGCGACAGTCTGCGCGGCTCTACGATCCACTTCCTCGACACGCTGCTTGAGATATTCGGCGTGGCCGTAAGCATCGACCATCCGCCAACTCCAGCCCTCATTGACCGCGAGCAGCCTATATGCGTCACGCTCGCGCTTCAGTTGCGCCAGTTCGTCCGTATCTTCTTTCATGGCTTATATTGTCCTGGGTGGTCGAGGTGATCGGCGATGCGCTTGAGCTGAACCAAGATGGCAAGCTGCAACGCGTCGGCCTGATTGATCCCCCATCCGATGAAGTTGCGATCAACTGGAATGCCGAGCGCGCCGTGGATAATTTTGGGAATTATATAGATGACTCCCGATCATCGTGAGCCTCCTTCTTCGCTGCCCGCTTCACACGACGACCGATCTTCTTCGCGGCCTGTCCCTTGTCCTTGGGGCGGTAGCCGAGAACGCGCGTCGTTATGGCGTCCAGTGCGGCTAGAACCTTCTCTGTCATGCGATCAATTCCTTGTAGGTGAGACGCTGCCCGAGGCCAGCCATGAACATGCTGGCGAGACGGTCGAGTGTGTGATGCTTCACGTCGCCTTCGTTGAGCCGAAAGGCGAACTCGCCAACGTAGCGATGCAGATGCTTAGGGCTCGTGTGGTGATACACGCCGATGATCCCGCGCTTCATGACCGCGAAAACGCTTTCGATGCCGTTCGTGGTGACGGTGCCGCGAACATATTCGCCCGCGCCGTGATTGATGCGCTCGTGCTGATAGAACAGCCCGCCTACGCGGTTGTAAGCGCCGTGCTCGTCGGTGTGGATCACCGAACCATATTCAACGTGGCGATGCAGGAAGCGGTGAATTGTGCGGGCGCTGGCATCCGGCACGACTGTCGCCTTCATGCGCCCACCGCGCTCGCGAGCGGCGAGAACAGCGGTTTTGCCAACGGGTCCGCGACCCAGGCCTTCCCGCTTGAACTCGTGCTTGTTCTTCTCTTTCCCGCCGACATAGGTTTCATCGACTTCAACGATCCCGGCGAGTTGCGTCGGGTCATTGCCGCACGCCTCGCGAAGGCGTTGCAGGACGAACCAAGCCGTCTTTTGCGTGACGCCGATCTGTTTGGCGAGTTGGAGGCTGCTGATGCCCTTGCGGGCCGTCACGAGCAGATACATCGCGTAGAGCCATTTGTTGAGTGGCACCTTGCTACGCTCGAATATCGTGCCGGTGCGAACGGTGAAATCGTTCAGACAGGCATTGCAGCGGTAGAAGCCGCCCTTGCGGGTGCCGATACGCTTCGCCTCGTTACAGGCTGGACAGATCGCCCCTTCCGGCCAGCGCTTCGCCTCGAAATAGACGCGAGCGCTCTCGTTGTCGGGAAACATCTCGAACAGTTCAAACGTGCTGATCGTGGACTTGCTCATTGTTTACCGCCGAGGAACTCGGTCAGCGCCAGTTCGGGGTTAAAGGAGCATAATATCTCTTTGGCCTTCATGCGCGCGGTGAGGTCATTCCAGCACTCGTCTAGCCACGCCTCACGCTTAGGGTCAGAGTTGTCGATCCGATGGTTGCGCACAACGTCGATCGCAACGTGTCGCGCCAGTTTACCCGACCGAATATCATCGGGAAGCGCGCTTTCGTTTCCAAGAAAAATGCGCGCAAGGTCTGCCGCGACTTTCCGATCTGCCAACTCCTTAGCGGCTTCGGGCAACGGGCCATGAAACTCGTGCATGCAAATAGACACTTCGCCGCCAAGCTGGACGGCAGGGTGCAGCTTGGGTGTCGGGCTACCGCAGCGGGGACATTTGTCAGCCATAGTCTTTCTCCTTCAAATCAAGGGACGTATCCCCATGACAGGAAGATATCTACCCGAGCCTGTTTCGGGAATCAAGTATATAATTCCCATAATTTTCCGCGCCTCGTATTCAGGCTCAGCCACGGCCTTCCTCCCCGACAGTAGGGGATGCTTCGATCAGGGGCGGGCCTGTCAGATTGCCGGTCGCGTGCTCCAAAGCCTCCCAGCGCGTCGAAAAGCGCGCGTGGCAGGAACAATTGTAGCCGGAAGCGTCGAGCCGATGCCCCACCCGCCCGACAGCGGTTTCCCTATTCTCTTCAGTCATGCTGTTCAGTCCTATGATTGCGGTCGAGGGCGGCGCGGGCGGGTAGCCACTCGGTAGGCGTCGGGAAATGGTATCGCCTGTCTTCCGTGCACCAGCCGGGGATGTCGGCATACTGGTTGTCAGCAGGGATCGGCGCATACAACCCGCCCGGCGCAGGAGAGCGCATTGGCGCATCGGCTGCCATCGGGCCAAACACAGCCCATCCTTCGCGAACGAGTCGGCCTTCGTGCATCCGGCGAACGTAGACCTTCGAACCATCTGTGGGCGCGGTGCTAATATCCTGCCAGTCAGACATTGGTCTCTCTTCCTTCCGCTCGTTTGTGCAGCCATTCTTTTAGCCGAAGATAGGTCGGCAAGTCCGGCATTTCTCCCCGCGTTATCCTGTTGAGCGTGGACGCAGAAACACCAGCTGACTTCGCCGCTTTACGACATGAAAGCCCGTCCATGTGGAAGAGTACCTTGATCCCAAACTTGACAGGATCGAACGGCTCCAACGCCTCCCGCATCCCTGCTACGTCTTCCTGGCGATGCTGGGCGGCGTTATCGTGCTTGCGAGCGCCACCATGCGAATACGGGCAATATTTCCGGTCAGATAGGCGCTTTTGTAACTCGGAAACGATTTTCTCCGTCGCTGCCACCATCTCGTCAAAGTCGGCATCGTAGGCATTGTGGGACGTTACAATTCCGTCGCGCGTGATCGATACGCTCATGTATTCGTCGGCGGCTTCCGGCTGGCGATGCTGGGCGGCTTGGAGGGCAAGGATGGCGTCGGCGTCGGTACGGTAAAGATCGCGCTCCTCGGGCAGGGCATTAGTCCACGTCGGCATGATGCGACGGCCACGTAAGCCACGTAACCGATCGCGTAGCCTATTCCACAGCAGCGCGGCGATCTTCTCCCGCAACTCGTCTTGGATCACGTCTGTTGGATTAGCGCGGTCAGTCATGGGCGATGCCTGTCGGCCCGGGCTCTTGCCTACGGCTGAGCCGCTTTGCGTCTCATCGGCTTCGCCGCTGCGATCCCTATCGCGACAAGCTCGACAGCATCCATCCTCCCACTCGTGACCTACGAACACAGTGCCGCACCAATCGCAGGAACATCCACCGCCGCTCATGACAAATGCTCCACGGGATTGACCCAAGCGCCCGCTGCGTCGAAAAACGCTGGCGCATCACGGTCTCCGTCCCAGCAAGAGGGGCACGACAGTTCGGCACGCACAGCGCTAGGCGGATCGCCTGCATCACGCTCGACAAGCTGCGACTTCTTACAGATCGGGCACCGAAGTTCGATGCGCGAGGGATGAGCGCCGACAGGCTGAGACTGCGCAGCAGGCTCAGGGCGAAGCCCGCCAGCCCGGTCCGCAGGACGCGCCAGAACACTGCCCAACCCCTGCTCCTGTCCTTCCACTAAATGGTGATCAGTCATTGCAACTCTCCCAATGCTCGATTTCGCATTCCTCGATAATCTCGCGGCCACCTTGCGGACCCCAATCGTAGTCGGGATCGCCGAAGGTTAGTTCCTCGCTCTTGACGTGGTCGACCAGCACCTTACGAGCGAGTTCCCACGCCTCCTTCGGCTTCATCCCGACTTCAATCAGGCGGCATTGCGCGCCCGCGATGAAGGGATACCAAGGATGCCTCCAAAGGCTATCGAGGACTAGCTCGACCATCTTCGGCGCACCATTACGTAGGCCCTGCGCGACGCCTTGTTCGACCGCTTCGGTGAGGCTCATTTCATATCTCCAGGGGAGGAAGTGCGGGTGTTCAGGGCTGTGATCATGCTGCCAAATCCATTCCTAATTGCATGCCGAGCGCCGGACGGGGCGCGGGCATGTTCTTGGGCTTCAGTTGAAGCGCTACGAGCTCGCGCTTCTTCGTCTTGCCGACGACGCGGAACCCGGCGATGATAAACGCGTGACCAGGATGCGCCTTGTCGCGCACAGCGGCTGCGTCCACGAACGTCACCATGCCTTGATCGGGCGGTTCGCCGTATCGGAAACGGGTCGCGGCCACGGCATCGCGGATCATCATGCTCGCGCGGCACGGCGTCTCATTGCGAAAGATGCTGCACATCCATGCGCCGGCCCATTCGTGCTTAGTCCATTCGGCGAGCGGCCAGCTCGTTCCCCATACCGCCTCAGTCCCGTTGACGTTGGCGTGCAGAACGAACGCCGATCCAGTCGGCATGAATTGGGGAGTTCCCGGCTTCTGGCGGCTATAATGCCGGTCAGCTATCGCCACTGACGCGGGGTCGAACCGATCGGAAAGGCGCCAGATCATAGCAGCCCACCCATTCCCTCTGGTTTAGCGGTCATGCGGCCAGTTCCTTCCGGCGAGCAGAGCGAGCAATGCTCAGCAGGAGATCGCGGAACGGTTCTGGCGTAGCGTTGCGGATGCGCGTCTTGTCCTTGCCACCGACCATCGCGACGACACCGATCTTGCGGGCCTTCTCGTAGCCGTATCGCTCGACCATCCACTCCGGCAGCTTCTGCTCGCCACGCGTCCAGATCAGGTCGGGTAGATCGACGCCGGAAGCATAGAGCCAGGTCGGCTTGCGCGACGCGTGACCGTAGTGGCCCTGCTCGACATAGCAGGACCATCCATTGCCCATGTCGGCCCGCTTCCAACCAAAGTAGCGCGGCGGCGGGGTAAGCCCGAACGCCTCCCAGGCGCGACTGTCGGCCGGATGCTCTAGAACACCACCGAAACGACGCACCGCGGACAGCGCATGGACAAAGCATCCGCCGTCGTCACCGAGCTTGAACTGGTGCGGCTTGCGGGTGCTGCCGTGCCAGAACCGGCCCCAGCGCTGGCACGGCGGGTGCGCCACAACGGGATGCGGTCCCGCGTAGAGCCGAGCATCCCGCGCCTCATCCCACGGATCGACGCCAGGCAGGCCGAAATAGCAGCCGCCCGTCTCGACATAGAGCGCCGCTACCGTCCGCCCCTCCCCGGCTCCCACCTTTCCTCCGCTATCAGGGGTGGGCGCCGGGCCGTCGGCGGACGTTCCGCGCATATCGCAAGGACGCCCGGTCACGCCGCTTCGTCCTCGCCCATACCGATGAGCGGTTGGGGGTTTTTCGGCTTCGGCGCGAGCAATGTCCCTTCGCCTAACCGGGAATAGGTCTCCTGGACGGTCTCGGCATCGACCGATTGGCGCGCTTCATACTTGAAGCGCGGCCATATCCGGATGGCGGTCATCAGCTTCTTTCGAGCGGTTCGCCAGTGCATCCCATGAATGCGCGCGAGGTCGACGTAGCCGACATTTCCGGTCAGCATGTCGATGATCATGCGCTTCGGGTCCGGAATGGCCTTGCGCCATGCGGTGTAGGCAATTTCCATGCGGATCCTCCCCAGGCTTTCGACCAGTGCATCCCGACCCGAGCCCGCAAAATCGACGCGCGCTTCGAGCGAGGCAGAGCGAACCGAGACGCCGCGTTCGATCATCTCCACGATGCTCGCGATCTCGTTGGCGTCGGCGAGCTCGTCGGCGGTGATCTTCCCCAGGCGAGCCATGCGGGCGAGGGGGGACTGCCGGCGATGCTCCGGGACCTGGGCGATTCGCTCATTCGTCTCGGGCGTTCCCTCCCAAGGCCGCCACTTTTCGGCGAGCGCCTCGCGGCGGGCCTTCGACGCCGCGGCGGTCGCCCGGGCGTCGGTGAACGCGCGATCGCCGGCGTAGGGCGCCCGGATATTCCCCCCGCGCTTCGTCATCGATCCTGATCCTTGCGTTTGCCGTAGGCCTGTTCAGCGAGGTTGCGGGCCATGCGAGCGGCGACCCATCCGACCCGAGACTCAAGCTCGGCCGGATTGAGCAGGATCAGCCCCTCGTCGTGCCAGGCGCGCCGAGCGGCGTCCCAGCCCTGGTCGGGTTGGATGTCGCGCATCGAGGGCGCGAACGGGGCGAGGGAGGAGCGGAGATCGGTCATCGGACCCGAGCTCCCGCCGAACTCAGATCACCGGGGTAATATAATACATACCCCCAGCAGAGCTGGGGTATGTATATATATCCCTTAACCCGCGCGCTCGCGCGTTCGCAATTCCCGTGCCATTTTCGGGTTGCCGCACTTGCCGCACCTTGCCGCACTAGGGGGCGCGGCACTTCGAAAGCCCCGGATTTCCGCCAGTTCTTCGAGCGCGCGCTGGCGTATTTGCCGCACTTCGCTTGATTACTCGAAAAATGGCGTTTCGGAGCGTTGCCGCACTTGCCGCACCTGCGGATTTGAGGTGCGGCAAACCCGCGGATCAGTCGACGATGGCCCATTTGCCGACCTCCACGAATTCACGTCGTTCACGTTTTTCATCCAGGCGCTCGACCGTCCTGAGCGCGCCCTGCGCGACCCAATTGCCGAGCATGCGCACGATGATCGCCTTGTCGCCGGGGTCGTCGACGTTCATGTCGAGGACGTAGGCGACGAGCTTGCCGACCCAGCGGTTGGAGGCCGAGTGCTTGCGGCAATTCTCCGGGCTCTTCTCAATGGCGTTCTGGATCGCGAGCAGCTTGCCCGGGCTTACACCGCCGATCGTGTCGGGCGGCGTCCAGCGCTGCACCGCGCCGATGTTGTCGCTCGGCCCGGTCTCGTCGCCGTTCTCGAGGTCGACGCCGACGAACTCATACCATTCGGCGTTTCCGGCCGCGGGAGCCTTGTTGTTCTTGTCATCGAAGACCGAGAAGTATTTCCGGCGATCGCACTCGGGGATACGGAACTCCTGGCTCGTTTCCTTGCTCATCCGCTGCAGCACGAGGACGGAGCGCGCGGCGGCGATCATCGCGCCGGCGCCGCGGGCGTCGTTGGCGGTGAACTCGCTGTTGGTCGTCTTGCGGAGGTGGTGCGCCAGGCTGATCGCGCAGTTGGCGGCCTGGGCGACGCGGACCCATTCCTTCGAGACCAGATCGATCGCGTGGTTGCTATTCTCGTCGACGCTGTGGCTCGACACGAACGGGTCGACGTCCAGATAGTCGATCCGGAGCGCCTTGAGCTCTGCTATCAGCGCGTCGCTCACCGGACGTTGGATGATCGTCCCACGCGCGCCGTCCTCGACGGCAAGCTTGAGATGCTTGGTCGCTTCGCTGTCGGCCCCGTCGAAGAATAGCCGCCCGGCGAGATCGTCGGGGTCGATGTTCCAGAGCTTGATGAAGGCGTGGATCGTTTTCTCGATCTCCTCCATCTCGTCTTCGAGGTTCCACAGCCAGACGTTGTGGGGGCCGTCCCAGACGCGATGGCCTAGGAAGTCTCTGCCGAGCGCCATGCAGAGCGCGCGTCCGACTTTGAGCGTGGTCTTGCCGGCGGCGCCGGGCGCAACGACCGCGGACAGCTGGCCGCGGCGGAGCTCGAACCCGTAGAGGAAGCGCCGACGCTTGATCGTCTGCGGGTTGCGATAGGTGAACGGCGTCGCTTGAAGGGAGAGCGGCGGCGCACCGTGCGCGGCGCGCGCGTCTTCGCGCAGGGGCACGACATTCTCGGCCCCGGTCACGCCTTCGAAGGGATCGTTCTCAGCTGCCACGCCCACCCCTGAACCCCTCAAAGCGCGGCAGACTGGCCGCGCGCACTGCTGCGAAGTGAAGCTCGGCCGGGGTCATCCCGGGGCCGGCGTGAACCGTTTCGACGGCGACATGCGGCCAGTGGAGCCGACCGATGTCCCCGATTACTAGCGCCCCAGGGAGGCCGCCGTCCGAGGGTTCGGTGAGTTGAGCCGCGCCCTTCCGCGCGGCGGTGACGCGGCGGACTTCGCCGAACCGCGCGCGCTTGGCCGCCCATGCCTTGAAGAACGCGCCGGCATCGCCCCAGACGGTGACGGAGGTGTCGAGCAGATCGGGCAGCACGATCAGCGCGGTGGAATGATGCTCCCCGACGAGGCGACCTTCGTTGGTGCGTGGGTCCCAGAGCACGATGTCGCGGATGTCGAGATGTCGCCAGTCGTTCAGCTCGCGCGGGGTGCCGAAGATCGGTGGCGCACCGACGGCGCCGGCGATCCAGAACCGGCCGTCATCATCGCTCCATGCCTTGAACGCTGCGGCTGCATAGACGCGTGCTGCGTGTTCGCCCACGCCGAGCAAGCGATGTATCGATTCCCGGCCCGTGTCGTACGGCAGCTTGTACCAGCGATTGGCGGGGGTGTCGGCGTCGAGTTCGCGCTTCAGCGCGCGCCAGGCGTCACGGTGGAGCTTGCCCTGCCAGTCCAGCAGCAGCATCCCGGCCGGGTGCCACCATGGCGAGCGCGCGAACCAGACGAGCGTCTGGTGGCGATGCTCGTCCTCGACGTCGCGGATTTGCGCCCAGAACTCGACAAGCGCTTTCTCGTCCTCGTCGATCTCGCGCCAATAGGCGGCGAATTCGGGATCGCGGAATAGCGCCGCCAGGGTATCGGCCGAACTCATGGCTGTTCGCCAAGCGGGAGATCGAAGACCACGCCCCTGCGCCAAGGCGCGAAGATGCGGTCGCGATCGAGCATGTAATCGAGGATGCCGATGGCCTCGGCCGCGTCGTGCTTCTGCGCGGCGAGCCCAAGCTGCCGGCAGCGCTCCATCGCCATGCCTTTCAACTCAGATGTCTTGGTCGCACGCGGCATCTTGCCGAGGAAGGTCCGACGCCATGTCGCCTGGTGGACGTAACCGCACCGGCGGATGCCCTTGGCTTCGCAGTAGCTTTCGACGTGCGCGCCGAGCCCGACCAGCTGGTAATGGGAGTCGGCGTTCGACTGCTGGTTGAAGCCGTCAAGATGACGCGGCTTCTCATAAGCCACGCATTCGAGCGGTGTGATCGAATGAATTTCATGGATGCGCTGGTGCAGGCGCAGGAACACGCGTCCGAGCGTCGTCAGCTCGGACCCGAGTTCCCACGTCCCGCACACCGGCTTTTCCAGCCCTGGATGCCAGAGCGCGAAGCCGGTCGACCGTTTGGAAAGATCGAGCGCCAGATGCGTCATTAGTTGACCGTGTGGAGGTCCGTCGGAGCGGGCTTCGCGGTCGGCACGATCGGCGCTTTCACGTCTTCGGCTTCAGCGTCTGAAACCAGATCATCGGTGATGCCGATGTTCATTGCGCCGAGCAGGCCGCGCACCGAGCGCAGCACGTCGTTCCGCTTCTCCTCGCTTTCACCGGCGAGCTTGAACACGAACTTCGCGGCGCGCGTGTTGACGTGGCAGTCGTCCTTGATTGCCTTGTAGGCGGTGGACGCCACCTGGGCGTGCTCGCCGCTCTTCTCGTTGGCGGGCTTGATGTCGCCGCGAAAAATGCGGACCGCCCGATCGAAGTCGGGCTTCGCAATCTCACCAGTAACGGTGCCGCTATTCGGTTTCGTCATCTCGTCTTACTTCAGTTGTGCGGCGAACTCTGCCGCGGGATTGGGAAGGGGCTCTACCGACGCTAGGGCAGCGTCAGCGAAGGGCGCGCGGTCCTCGCGCGCGGCCGCCTCAAGCTCGTCATTTTCGATCAGCCGGGCCTCAGCGAGCGCGATCCCGGACTCGACGGACGCGAGGGTCATCGAAGCGCCGCGGCGGCGCGCGCTGCGATACCGTTGCAACTGGATGGACCCGACGACGGTCATCGCGCCGCCCTCCGGCCCTTGGCGGCAAACCGCTGCAGCGCAGCCGTGACGCGCTCCTTGCGGTCGGCAACGATCAGCTTGCGGACGGCCCGCGGGAGAGTCGCGATCTCCTCCGGACTGGCCGTGTCGAAGTTGCGGAGCCACGTCATGCCGCGCGCTCCTGCGCAGCGTCATGCTCCCAACTCGCGATGCCGCGGATCATCAGGGCGGCAGCGAGGTCGAGGACCGGGATGTTGTCGCGAACGGCGATTGCGGTAACGGCCGCCGGGATGCGGAGCAGGGGGACCGCTACTGGCGCGGCGGCTTCAACCGGTATGCCGTCCATCGCAGCTTCGAAGATTGCGAGCGCGGTTCGACCGATCGCGCGGCCGTCGGCGCGGCGCTGCAGCTCCTCGTAATGCGGAGCCGATACGCTGATATTGACCTGATGACGCGGACCCGCCGAGGCGTCGGGCGCTGGCGCGGGCTTGCGAACAGCGCCGAACTGTGTCCGGCCACCGCCAGCCAGGGGTTTACCCAGAGCGACACGTTCCTGCCCCGCCTGCGACAGCTCCTTCAGAAGGGTTGTGGGCAGGTCGTCGAATGGGGGAGCGGCAATAGGCGCGCTCGGCGCCCGAGGCGGAGCGATCGTATCGCTCTGCCGCTCCCCTTCGCCGCCCGCGGGAGCTTCCAAATTTGGGGCGGGCGAAACTAGTTTGGCCTTCGGAACCCTGCCGAGGATGGCCTTGATCTTGGCGAGTCCTTCCTCCTCCGACAGCGGCTTACGCTTTGGCCGGGTGATCGACGGCGTCGGGCGGGGCGCGGGGACCGCGATCCGACGGGGCCGCCCGAGCACAATGACGCGCGCCGCGCCAGTGCCACGGATCGCGATCTCTCCCTTGTCCGCGAGGTCGGCCAGCATCCCGCGCGCCTGGTCGGGGCGGTCGAGATTGAACTTCTCCATAATCTCTTCGTCGGTCGGCGTCGGGGCGTTGGCCTCGATGCGCGCCTTGATCAGGTCGAGGAGCACGACGAGATGAAGTTTCGGGTAGCCCGCCATCTCAATGACGCCTGAAAGCGATGGCATCGCGGCTGTGCCAGCAGAGGCCGCACGAGCCACAGAACTTGTCATCGCGAAGCTGCGCGGGGCAGATCGTGAGCGCGGTTTCCTCGCCCCGCTCGATCGTGACCGCGCCCATCTCGCCGTCCGAGCCGGACCAGCGCATGGCGAAGCGCGGGCCGAACCGGCGCGCGACCTCGCGCACCGCCGCGCCGATCGGGTCCTCAGGTTGCCGAGCCGTGAAGCCGAACACGTTGAGTTCGGGTAGGGTCGCCAGCGCGCGCTCCCAGATGCCGACGTAGTCGACCGAGTAGAAGTCACCGAGGATATGCAGCCGCACCACGAAGCCCTGCGGGTGGTCGGCGGCGAGGTCGACTAGCTGGGCGGCGAGGGCGTCTTCGAACGCCTCTCCGTGCACCATCCGGTGCGCGAAGTGCATCGCGTTGCCGTAGCAGGAATCAAAGTTGAGGCAGGATCGCGGACACGTCGCGCGCTCCTCGAGCGTCAGCGCGTAAATCGGGAAGCCGCGCCACCGCCCCTTGATCACCATCTTGCCGAGTTTGCGCTGGTTGACGCCGGATTTCAGGACACGCCCGCTCGCCGGCGGTGCGGTGCGCGTCGACGGGAACAGCGTCCGGGCATCGACGATCGCCGCATGCTCATCGCGCAGGACGATCGGCGTCTTCTTGCCGTGCGAGGTGACGTGGCGGCGATAGGTGCCGCCGGACGGGAAACGACGCGGCTCGTAGGTCCGGGCGAGGGTCACTCCGCATCCCCGATGCTGGAGAGCTTGAGCGCGTCCTGGACGATATGGTCGGCCGCTTCCTTGACCGCGCGCTCGTCGGTGTGTCGGATCTTGCCCCGCGCCGCCGCCTTCGCGATCACGGCGGCGTTCGACATGATGTCGGCGGTCAGAACCATGGGCTCGTCGGTGTCGGGTTCGTCGAGCGGCTCGGCCCCGCCGTAGCCGATCAGCGACAGGACCGCGTTCACGGTCCGCTGACCGAGGACCACGGCGATCGACAGCGCATTGGACAGACAGGCCTCGCGGACCTCGCCGGGATCGTTCGCCATGTAGCTGCGCACGACACGCAGCGGGACGCCGGACGCGGTGACAATCTCGCCTGCGTCCGAAAATCGTTTCTCGACGTAGATTGCCGTTCGCAACTCGCGACGCATCACTTCGATGACACGATCGCGCGATACTATCGGCGACTCTTCCGCTGATTTGCTCCTCCGAGCCATCTACCGGTCTCCCTCATGATCGATGATGATGCCGTCCGGACCTCCGATGCTGTGACCGTCGGCGTGCTCGTCGGCCGAGTTGTCGATTCGGTCTGCAGGATCGCCCGACGTCGCGAGCCAGCCAGCGATGAAGGCGAGCATCACGACGATGGCGAGGGCGACGCGGACGGCCATCACATCGCGTCCGCGCATGTGACGGCGCGATAATGCTGCGCAGGGTCGGCGGGGCCGACGCGCTCGATGGCGTCTGCCTCCTCGAGGCGAGCGATGCTCGGGGCGGGGTTCCCCCCGATCCAGAAGCGCAGGTCGGCGGCCTTCGCGAGGCGAACCTTGCGAAGCAGTTCAAGGACGCGGAGGTCGGTATCGCCCTCCGCCGGAGTCATGCTGCGTCCGCCAACCGCCGCGCGATCGCAGCAGCCATGTTTTCCTTGATGGCGTCGGTGTGCTGGTCGAAGTCGACCTTCGTCTCGAACTCGGCTTCTCGCTCCTTGTACGCGAGCCGAAGATGATGGAACCGCGGCTCGGGGATTCCGTCCTTCCGCCAGCTATGGACGGTCGAAGGCGGAAGCAGCACGAGGCCGCCAACCTTGCTGGTGCCTCCGAGGGCGTCGATCAAATCATCGGCGGGGGTGTTCATTTGCGATCATTTGCGACAGTCGCAACGAAATCGCAAGCGCTAATTTGCGATGATCGTGTTTGCGCCGTGCAAGAAAGTCGGCCCTATGCGGGCATGTCGAACGCAATCGACCCCGTCGCGGACCTATTCCGCCGCTTGGACAAGCTCGGCGACGATCAGAACGATCTCGCCGAAGCCATGGAGCTGTCCGCCGACAAGGTATCGAAAATACGTTCAGGCGTCCGCGCGCTGAGACCCCACGAGCAGGAGGCTGCACTCGCCTATCTTCGTCGGCGGGAACGGGAGCGGGCAGGGGCCGGGCGTCTGCATCCTGACCAGCCGCAGGTCAAAACGGTCGATGTGGGGGAGACCGCACAGGTTCAGCGCATGGATTTGTCCTATGCCTTGGGCCCAGGAACGAACGTTGACGAGGATTACATCGAAGGCGAAGCGGTGACGCTCGACATAGGGTTCCTTCGCACATTGACTCCGTCGGCCCCGTCGAAGCTGCGCATCGTCGATGGGATTGGCGATTCGATGTTCCCGACGATCCACGATCGCGACTGGCTCATCCTCGATCTAGGGCAGAACGACCTCAACCTCGACGATCGTATATGGGCGATTTCGTTAAACGGCGCTGGCCAGGTGAAGCGCATCCAGACGCGCGGCAAAGGGCAGGTCGCCATCATCAGCGACAACAAGTCGCTCAATCTGCCCGAGCGGGTGGTCGACACCGACGAGGTGTTCGTTGTCGGTCGGATCGTGGGATCGATCCGGCGCCACTGATGGCCCGGCCGCAATTCTCACTAGCGGTGGTCGGCGTCGAATATCCCAATCGGAAAGGCCCGACGCGCCACTTTGCTATCGCGCTGTGCGAGCCTGGCGATCCTGTCGAACTGCGGCGCGAGCCGAAGAATCCAAAGGACCACTACGCCATCGCAGTGTTCAACCGACGCGAGATGCAGATGGGATATTTGAGCGCCGAGCGCGCGGCCTGGTTGGCCCCCATGCTCGACCGCGGACGAGTCATGCGAGCGATCTTTCAACAACCCGTCCAGTATGGCGCGGTGATTCGCCTCGCGTTCGACGGCGAGGAACCTCTGCTCCCGACGCGCGAAAATGCCGACACGCACGGCGAAGAGCCCGATTTTTATCCGGACGAAATATACCCCGACGACTGACCGAATTGCGATTATTTTGCGATGGTCGCATTTTGCTGTTGCGATGATCGCAAAAATCGCTAATTGTCGTCCCACAGCCCCACTGATCCGGGCGCTGCGGGAGACAGAAGATGGCCTCGGCCGCACAACAAATCCTCCATCCGGCAATCGAGCGTCAGCTTGGCTTCGCCTGCTGGTCGGACGACCCCGCGGTCGTCACGATCCTGAACGCGATCGCCGAACTGAACCGCATCGGTCGCGCGCTTTGCGAACTGGCGGCCCACCGGCCCGACCTGAACGGCGGCTCAGAACTGCGCGCCGTCGGCACGCTGTCCGAGCGCTACGCGATGACGGGTTACGTCAACCGCAACGTCTGGCTCACGGAAGCCAGCGGTTCACTTGGCGAGTTGTGGAATTTGCTTGGCCAGCGCCGGGGCGCGTGGATTGACGCGCGCCTCGCGGCGGAAGGACTCCGGTCCGACCTCCGCGCCACGCGCGACCGCTACGCCGACCGGAACGGCGAACTCGAAGCCGAGGCGCCGACGGTGCAGGCGACGTGGGAATCGTTCCGGGTGGGGGCGGTGGCATGAGCAAGCGCGGTCAAACCTTGCTGACCCCGGCTGATAAGCAGAAGCTGATCGACGCGGCAGCGAAGGAAACGATGGATTGGGGTCTCGGGCGCGTCCAGCCCCGCACCGAGCCGACGATCTCCTTCCGCAACGTCGATGGCCCGATGCTGTCCCGTCTCAACGGAACGGTGCGCTGGCTGACGTGGGGCGAGCGGTTCGCGGTGTGGCTCGGCCGGGCCGACGCGTGGACCCTTGAAGCCAAGGACCGTGCGAAGGTGGAGCGCCGGTGATGGCAGCGCCGTTCCCTCAGATGACGCTCAACCGTCCGGCCAGCGAGTTTCCGACGCTTGAGCGGTATTTCAACGATGCCGGTTTCCGCGCGCGGCTCGATGCCGAGCGCGCGGCGGGACAGGCTGAAATCAACCTCATGATCCGGGGCAACCAGGAACGCTTCTGGGAACGCCAGCGCGCGCGTCGCGAGGTCAACGAGGCGATCGAGATCATGGTCGAGGAGGTGTTGTCGTGAGCCGGCCGACTATCTCGAAACGAGGCCTTCGACGCGCGGTCGCCCGGACCCGCACCACTTGGCAGTGGGACGCCGACGGTTGGTTGGTTCGTCCTTGGCGGCACGGCCAACACCGCCCGGACTATGCGTTTGCGGAGAGCTGCCACGCCTTCGTCGAACTCGGCCACCTTCACTGCCGCAACCGCCGACAGGCCGGCATCCTCGATCTCGGAGGCATTGTCTGATGCGCAGCCTCGCCTCCATCCTGGTCTTCGCCATCGCCGGCGGTGGCGTTCTGACGCTGCTCCCGATGATGCTTTCCGGCCAAGGCCGGAAGATCGTCGACGCGCTCGCTGGGCGGGGAGGGCGCGGCTGATGCGCGCGCGCCGCGATTATACGCTGCCGGTCCCCCAGGCCGACGCACGCAGCGATACCGACGCGGACACGCCGGTCGCCGGGTTCTACCGCACGCGGCTGACCAAGGGAGGCGTCCTCGTTGGCATCAAGATTTGGCACGGTCCGCCGATCTGCCCCGACACCGGCGAACCGATGGACCGGTCCTGGCGCTGGCAGGCGAAGTGCAACGAGCGCGAGATCGACATCGAGCGGGTCTGGCCCTGGTGCGGTCGCGATCCGATCGACGCCAAGGAATACGCCTACCTGACCAAGCTACAGGGCTGGGCGGAGGAGAACGCGCCGGACAGCGCGATCGCCGACCCGACGCGCCGGATCGACCTGCTGTCCACCGACACTCCCATGCCATTCTGACGGAGAACGACGATGCTCAAGTTCAAGGAAATCAATTTCAAGCAGTTCTACCCTTCGATCGGGACCGGCATGAAGCCGGGGTATACCTGCCAAGTCGAACTGCAGATCGGCCCCAATTCCTGGGACAGCATCAAGATCGACCTAGCGCCCGACGAGGTACGCGAGATTGTGGCGCTCGCCGTCGACAAGGCGATGGCGCGGCTTACGCTCGATCCGTCGTCGATCAACGTCGACGGCGTGGCGGGCCAGCCGCTCGAAGAAGTCGATGAAGCGCCCGTTCTCGCTGCCGATGCTGCCGAGGTCGCGTCAGCACCCGAGCCCGAGGGGATCATCTAATGGCAACGCAACCAAAGAGTCAGTTCGACGACGTGAAGCCTTGGCCTAAGGCCGCCGAACCCAACGAGCGCGCGGTGATCGGCCACAACCATCCGCCGCTTGAGGAGCGCATCCCCGTCGAGTTCCGCCAGGCGCTGGTCGCCGAGCGCGCGGACTTTCTGATCAAGCTCGACGATCTGCTCGGCAAGGTAGATGGCGACCCGGAGGACCCCGCCGATCTCGGCGCTGTCCATCGCGCACGCTGCGATAGCGAGGATACGCTCGGCAAGTGCGGCGCTCTTGTGAAGTCTCTACGCGCCGCCGAGCAACTCGTGGACGGCGTCCACAAGGAACTGAAGCAGCCGTATCTCGACGGTGGCCGGTTGGTCGATGCCGAGAAGAACGCGCTCATCGCGCGCATCGGCGTCGGCAAGCGCCGGGTGCAGGGCATGATGGATGCCTATGCCGACGAGCAGCTGAAGGCGCGCCGCGCGCAAGAGGCGAAGGATGCCGAGGAGCGGGCACGTCTCGCGGCTCTGGCGCGCGAGAATGATCTCCAAGGTGCGCTGCCGCCACCACCACCTCCTCCGGCACCGCCGCCACCGGTCCGCTCAGACTTCGGCGCCACCGTTTCGCTCGGCACCGACCACGTCTCGACCGTCACCGACTACGCCAAGGCGTTCAAGAAGGTGAAGGACATCGCTGCCGTCCGCGAAGCGATCGACAAGGCGATCCAGAAGCTCGTGAGGGACGCCAAGGGGAAGATCGAAATCCCCGGCGTCACGATCACCGAGCGCGCGAAGACGAGCGCGCGCTGACCCTCATCTCAGGAGAATTCCCCATGCAATTCGTGGCCTGCAAATTCCGCGTCAGCGACACCCGCACCTACACCTACACTTGGGACGGCGAGCCGCTGAACGAAGGCGATACCGTCCGCGTCGAGGACCGCTCCGGCGATGGCTGGAAGAAGGTCTACGTCGTCAGCACGTCCGACCAGGCCCCGCCGTTCGCGTGCAAACCGATCCTCGGCAAGCACGTCGAGCCCGAGCACGAGGACACGCCCTTGCAGGCCGCCGCGCGCGAGATCGTCGAGGGCGTCGATCCGATGGCCGTCGAGACCTTCTAACCAATTCCACCGGAGAACAGGCACATGGCCACTCAACTTGCCACCGTCGATGAGACCCGCGCAGCGGTCGCATCGCTCAACAACCAGCTCGCCACCCGGGCAGACCAGTTCAAGATGGTGTTGCCGGCCCATATTCGGCCCGACCAGTTCCAGCGCACCATCATCACGGCAGTGCAATCGGACCCCGATCTACTCAAGGCGGACCGCCAGAGCTTGCTCCTGGCCTGCATGAAAGCCGCCCAGGACGGCCTACTCCCCGACAAGCGCGAGGCTGCGCTCGTCATCTTCTCCACCCGCGTCAAGCAGGGCACCCAGTGGGTCAGCATTAAGCAGGTCCAGTACATGCCCATGGTCTACGGGCTGCGGAAGAAGATCCTGCAGTCCGGCGAGATCAGTTCCATCGAGACGAACGTCGTCTACAAGCGCGAGTTCGAGGAAGGCGCGTTCATCTATGAAGCGGGCACCGAGGCGGTGCTGCGCCACCGTCCCATGCTGGACCTGACCGACGAAGAGTCCGCCGACGACCAGATCATCGCCGCCTATTCGGTCGCGGTGATGAAGGACGGCACGAAGTCGTTCGAGGTCATGCGCCGGAGCGAGATCAACAAGGTCCGACAGGTCAGCCAGACCGGCGCGCTCGGCAAGACCAAGTACAATTCCAGCGAACCGGTCCCGCCGAAGGGGCCTTGGGTCGATTGGTTCGGGGAAATGGCGCGCAAGACCGTCATGCGCCGCCACGCCAAGACCTTGCCCATGTCCGGAGACTTGATCGACGTAGAAGGGGCCGACGAGGATATTGCGGCTCGGTCAGTCGCGGCCTCGCTTGCCAGCGACACGCCCGAGCCTCCGCGCCTTGTGCAGCCGTCGCGCGATGACGCCGGCGAGGAAACCACACACGATCCGGAAACCGGCGAAGTGCTGGACGAGGACGCCGAGCGTGCCCTCGATGCCGAAATCGAGGCGCGAAATAACGGCACGCTTTCCGACGACAACCCGTCCGCCGCCAAAGGACCAGCCGACGAGCAGCGCGGCGAGGCAACGGGCGAGGACCCCGGCGATTCCGCCAGCCACCTGCTCGGCAAGATCAAGCGGTGCGAGACAATCGTCGACCTGACCAAGATCACCGATGCTTGGTTCGCCGGCGATCGGGAGCTGTTCGACGAAGCTGATCAGAAGACGATCGAGGCTACGATGGATGCTGTTTCGGCGAAGCTGAAGAAGCAGGCACGCGCGTGACCATCCTGTCGCCACAGGCGGTTCGTGAAGTGCTGGATTATGACCCCGCTACCGGGGTCATGGTCTGGCGCGCCGGGACAAAATTCGCGGGCAAGCAGGCGGGGTGCAGGCAATGCGGGCGGCGAGGCAAGTTCTATCACGTCATCGTGATCGGCAAGAAGCTGTTCCTGCGAAGCCGACTAGCGTTTGCGTGGATGACTGGCCGTTGGCCTGAGCAGGTTATGGACCACATCAGCGGCAATTCCCTGGACGATCGCTGGGAAAATCTGCGCGAAGCCTCGATCGCAGAGAACGTCCGAAACATCGGGTCGAAGGCTAAGGCGTCCGACCTGCCGATGGGTGTGCGTCTGAACACCTCGAGCGGGTCTTACTCGGCTCGAATTCAGGTTGCGGGTGCGACGATCTATTTAGGCGCCTTCCCGACGCCCGACGAAGCAAGCAGCGCATACCAAGCTGCGAGGAAGCTTCATTTCGGCCGGTTTGCTGGTCCCACGGCAGTGCCCACCCCCGCAAAGAGCTGACGCCCCCGGACCCCGGCGCCGCGCGCGCCGGGGCGAGGATGGCATCAGAAGGATAGGACCATGCCCAATCACGTCACGACGCGATGCGTCGTCACCGGCCCGCAAGCCGAAGTCGAGCGGTTTAAGGCGCGCATGATCGTCGATCAGATGGAGGAGCGCGAGGATTGGTGGCCAGCCGATCGCGAGCCGAAACCTTTCACGACGTTCGAATTTAACGCGGTCATTCCGATGCCCGAGAGCTTGGTGGGCGCCGAAGAAAGTTCGAGCGCGGAGGAGGGGTTGGCGCTCATCATGGCTCGTGGCAGCTCGATTGCGCCATTCGCGAAACTCGGCCTCTACGATTATCAGATCGAACGCATCCGCAGCGTTGCGGGTTTGGCAGCCGACGCGGCCATCACCGAGGTCGCCAAGGCCTATCTCGACGCAAACCCCGAGGTCGAAGCGGCTGGCCAGAAGCGCATCAAAGCGCTTGCCGCAACTGGCTACACAAGCTGGTATCCATGGTCGATCGCCAACTGGGGCACCAAGTGGGGTGCCTACCAGTATTCGATGGTCAGCGACGAGCCGGGCTGTTTCGAGTTCACCTTTCAGACCGCCTGGTCGTTTCCGGAGCAGGTGTTCGCCGCGATCACTCGCGAATTTCCTTCGCTCGTGTTCGATTGCGCGACGTTTGACGAGGGTTGGAATTTCGCTGGCAAGGGCACGTTCTCGACGCCTGCCACGGAGCATCATTTTGCCTTCTGCGACGCAACCGACGAGCTTTACGAGCAGGTCTACGGCTCGCCAGAGCGTGACGAGGACGAAGCGGCATGACCGCCTCCGAACCCATCTGGGCTCGCCTCGCCCAGCCACTACTCCGCCGCCTCGACGACAACTGGCGCGACGAAGCGCGTATCGTCGCGGGTCTGTCGATGCCCGATCAGTGCCTGTTTAGCGCGGTGCATGGCGGGTTCGCGGTGCGGCGGCGGCATTGGCTCACCCGGCGGTGGCAGCTTCGCTTAAACGTGCCGGCGTACCAGCGGCAGCGCATGGACCTGCCGTGCGCGCCGGTCGTGAACGGGATTGGAGATGGGCGGCGATGACCGACGTCCTCGATAAGCCCTACGCCACCACCGTGCGTTGGATAGCGACTGTCTTCTATCGAACCGAAGCGGGCACCGTCGATGTTCAGCACGACATGCTCGAAATCGAGGAGCTTCACTCCCTCGTTGAGCGCGGGCCGCACTGGGACACGATCGTCCGCATCAACGTCGTGCGGGCCGACGGCGCCGATCGCGCGCTGACGGTCGAGGAGGCGGCGAAACTATGACTCTCCCGATTCCCTCCGTCGCCCTCGAAGATTGCGGCATCGTGTTCGGCAAGCGAGGCGCCGGCAAGTCGAACTCGCTTATGGTCCTGCTCGAGCATGAGCTCGACGCAGGCCACCGCTCGGTCATGATCGATCCCAAGGGCGATCGCTGGGGTATCCGCCTCAACCCGGACAAGTCCCCGTCGCGGTTCAACATCCCGATCCTCGGCGGCGAGCATGGCGACCGTCCGGTGACGGCCGACATGGGCGAGCTGCTCGGTCGCATCGTCGCCGAGAACGACGTCTCGATGCTGATCGACCTCTCGAAGCTGTCGATCGGCGACAAGCAGCGGTTCATGATGGGGTTCGCCCCCACGCTGCTCGAGCGCAACCGCGCGGCGCTGACGCTGTTCGTGGAAGAGGTCCACCAGTTCGCCAACATCGACCTCAAGTATCAGCCGACGATGCTCGTGCATCACATGTCGAATTTCGGCACGTTGGGGCGCACGCACGGCATTGTGCTGTGGTGCGCGTCGCAACGGCCGGCCCAGGTCAACGCGACGCTGCGCAGCCAGAACGATACCGTCGTCGGGCACAAGGTGGTCAGCGAGCTCGATCGCGCAGCCTACAAGGGTTGGTTCGAGGGTGCTGGCGGCGGCTTCGCCAAGCGGATCGCCGAAGAGGTGGGCTCGCTCGACAAGGGCGAGAGTTTCGTTTGGGTCAGCGAAACCGGGTTCACCGAGCGGGTGCAATGGCCGCGCGCGTCGACTTACGACAGCGGGCGGACGCCGAAGCACGGCGAGCGGATCGATGCGGTGACGCTGCCGAAGCTGTCCGGGGATGCGCTGGCGGGGTTGTTGGAAGGCGCGGCGACGAAGGACGCGGACGCCCGCCTTTCAGACTTCGACACGGTCGATCTGATCGACGAGCTGGAGCGCCGCGACCCAGAATGGTTGAAGTCGCACGACGAGTTCCGAGCGGCGATCGCCGACCGCAACGAGTGGATGGCGAAGGCCGAAGATTTCGATGCCCGGATCAATGCGGCGATCCGCGCACTGGGCGTTCGCCCAATCGACGAAATCGCGAACGACCTTGAAGACAAGCGCTGGGCCTCAGGGCTGCAGCGCGCACGTATCCCCGCGCAAGGCGGCGGAGGCCCGACGGGAGACCAAGGGCAAACAGAGGGGGCGGCCGTTGTCGCGACGCCAACCCCGAGGGTGACCGCTCCGGCACCAGCGGCACGAACCGCAACGGGGAAGTCGGCCGGGGGTAATGCCCCGGCCGGCGGCGCTCTCCCGCCCCGCCACATCAGGTTGCTCGGCGCGGTCGCATGGACCGAGCGATTCCTGCGCAAGGCCAGCGCCCCGCGCAACATCGTCGCATGGATGGCCGATACGTCGCCGAACTCGTCGGGGTTCGAGAAGGATCTCGGTGCAATGCGAACCGCCGGGCTGCTGGAATATCCCAGCCCGGGCTTCGTCGCGTTGACCGACGCGGGCCGTGCTCGCGCGCCGGAGCAAACCGCTCCGGCCGATCGCGCCACGCTGTGGCAGGAGATCGCCCGTAAATTGCCGCCGCGCCAAGTGAGACTGATCGACGCGCTGATCGCCGCCGCGATGGCTCTAACGAGGGCGGACCTCGCCACGCGCGTTGAAACGTCCTCACAATCGTCGGGCTTTGAGAAGGATCTCGGCCGACTCCGCACGCTCGGGTTGATCGAATATCCAACCTCGGGGGTCGTGGCGCTTGGGGACTTACTGCGATGACGGACGAAATGACACCGACCCTCACGCCGGAGCAGGATCGCGTTATGGCGCTGTTCGGGTTCGTTGCGAACCAGACGCCACAACTCGCGGCCGCTGCGACGGGCCTCACGCGATCGGAGTTCGACCGCGCGCTTCAGCACCTGGTCGACATCGGCTTCATCTCCGCCGGCGGTGATCAGCGGAGGGTCAACTGATGATCGACGCCCCTCGTACGTACGACGCCGACGGGTTCCGCCGCGTACCGCGCTCCGAGCGCAGTCCCGGCCTCACCGAACTTCGCCTCCCCAACGGGCGCTGTGTCGCCGCCGTGGGCGTCGGCAAGCGCGTGGAGCGGGCGATTCTGAGGAAGGTGCGAAATGGCTGATGGCACGAAGATCGAATGGACCGACGCGACGGTCAACTACATCAACGGGTGCACCGTCTATTCGCCGGGTTGCACCAACTGCTACGCGATGCTGCTGGCGGGCACGCGGTTGAAGCATCACCCGACCCGCGAGGGGCTGACGATCGACACCAAGGCAGGGCCGGTCTGGAATGGCGTGGTGCGGCCGAGCGAGAAGGCGCTCCTGCAGCCGTTGTCGTGGCGACGGCCGCGAATGCTGTTCTGGAATGCGCACGGCGATCTTTTCCATGAGAACGTGCCCGACGAATGGATCGACCGCCAGTTCGCCGTGATGGCGCTGACGCCGCACCATCGGCACCAAGTATTGACCAAGCGGTCCGCGCGAATGCGGGCGTACATGGTTGCGCTTTCGGGACTCGATGGCGATCAACGCGCCGAGCGCTTGGAAACCGCCGCGATCGAGGCAACTGGCGACGCGTTCGCGATCGATCGACTATATGACGTGGCTTGGCCGCTGCCGAACGTGTGGCTGGGCGTGTCGGTCGAGGATCAGGCACGCGCGGATGAGCGCATCCCTGATCTGCTGGCGACGCCGGGGGCCGTGCGATTCCTGTCGTGTGAGCCGCTGTTGGGGCCTGTCGACCTTAAGGGGTGGATTTACCGCGGTTGGGACGGCGACATCCGTCACGCCCGACCTGCGGCCAGTATCTCTTGGGTCATCGCCGGCGGTGAAAGCGGGTCAGGCGCACGACCGATGCATCCCGACTGGGCGCGCTCGCTGCGCGACCAATGCGCGGCCGCGGGCGTGCCTTTCCTGTTCAAGCAATGGGGCGAGTGGCAATATGCCGGCGACCTCGCCGATGGAGGCGAGCGCTTCGTCAAGGTCGGCAAGAAAGCGGCTGGACGGCTGCTCGATGGTGTCGAGCACTCGGGGTTCCCTGCATGAGCGGCGAGGCCCCCTTCGACCGCGTCTGGCGCATCCGCACGAATCTGCCCGATCGGTTCGGCCAGCGCTGCCGTGTTCTCGCGCGTGGCAAGATGAATAGCGCGCGGATCGAGTTCGAGGATGGTGTCCAGCACATCGTGAGCCGGAACAGCTTTCGGAAGGTGGCGGACGCATGAAAGATACGAACTGCGACGCCCGACCCCGCATCCACATCGATGCCCACCGCGACGGCAGCGCCGGATGGAAGTCGCACCCGGCAGGGAAGGGGCAGTACGCGCCCACGCCCGGCGCTGCTTTCGAGGCGGCGATCGCGGAGATCGGCGACGCGCCTGCGGTCGTGATTTGGTCGGGAAGAGCCCCGCCCTGACCAGGTTGACCGGGCGTGTCCTCCCTTCGCTCGGTCGATGCCCAACCTCAGAAGGGCGCCGTCTGATCCACGGCAAACGGGGGTGACCAGCGCGGGAGAGTAGCGGCACTGATTTGGAGAAAGACCGCCCGATGGGCAACGCGCCACAGACCGAGATCAACAAGCGTATCCGCCGCGCCGCGCGCGACGGCGGACGCTTGCATCTCGACGCGGACCATGTGCGTCATCTCCATGATCCGCGAATCGTCGCGGTATTTGCGGAAATCGAGGCCGAGGAGGCGAGGAAGGCATGGCAGCTGGTCGACATCCCGGACGAAAACCCGGAGCCACCGCCACCGGGGCCACCCCGCCAGCCGCCGGCGAACGATTCCAACTCGGGCCGTTCTGGCTCTGGTACCGGGAGGACCGTGACGAATGGTGCATTGTCTGGCGAAACGGATCTCGTGGAACGCGCCGCAAGACGACGGGTATCGGCGGTCGTGGCGACCATCCGCCAGAAGCAGCTCGCGAAGCCCTTGCCGACCACTGGACGGCCTGGAAGGCAAGCGCAGACAGCCTAGCGCCGGCGGTTTCGCTCCCGCCGGGCGAGGTGTTGCTCGCCGATCTGACGGCCGGCTGGCTTGAGCAGCACGTCGCGCACCTCGATGCGCCTGAACGCTATCTCGACAGCGTGGCGGTGTGGGATGCGTTCTGGGATCACCTCGACGCGCAGGGGCTGTTGCCGAAGCCGCTCGTCGTGAGCGCCGTTACCAACGGGATTGTCGATCTGTTCATCGCGTGGCGGCGCGGGCAGGGCGCTTCCAATCCAACGATCTCGCGCGACATCGCGGCGGTGCGCGGGCCCATCAACTGGGGAATGCGGCCCGATGTCGATCGCCTGACCGTTGGACCGCGGATCAAGGACGTGAAGGGGCGGAAGGCCAAGAAGGAACTTGAGTGGAGCCCGGAGCAGATCGCGGTGATCCTCGAGACCGCGCGCGCGTCGGTCGAGCGCGAACACGTGTTCATGTTCGCCTTGACCAGCCTATCGACGCACGGTCGGTCGGAAGCCATCCTCGAGTTCGATATCGATGAGCAGTACCGGGGCGGCCTGCTGCATTTCCTCCGCCCGGGCGAGGAGCAGACACGCAAGCGCCGACCCATCGTTCCCGCGTGCCCTACCTTGGCGACGTGGCTTGCGGGCCAACGCGGAAAGTTGATCGTCTATCGCGTGCCGATCGCGGCGCGCCGGTGGGCCGATCCAGCTGTTCCCGAATATTTCGAGCGGCCGACATCGAACATCGCCAATGCGTTCGACGGCGTGCTCTTGGCGGCGCATGAGGCGCGCCCCGATCTCGGGTTCGCCCGCCAGCGGCAGGACGAACGCGGGAAGCTGAAATGGCTTCCGCCGCGCAAGAAGCTTGGCGAATCGGCCCCGCGACCCGACATGGAGACGATCGGATCACCGAACACGCTGCGGCATACGATCCATACCTGGCACAAGCGCCAGGGCGTCCCGGAGGCGCAGATCGATGCGGCGGCCGGGCACAGTGAAGCGGGCACGGGGGCGAGCTACACGCACCTTCGGCCTGATTATTTGCGGGAGTTCATCGCCTCGACCGAGGCGTTCTGGGCGGCGGTTGGGGAGTTCACCGACGCGCATCGGCTCTACCAAAGCTCTACCAACGTGGCATCGCTTGCGGCGACGCGAGCCGCGCGATAAAGGAAATTAGATGATGTTGCAGTTATTTGCGGCTGGTGGAGCTGAGGGGAATCGAACCCCTGACCTCTGCAGTGCGATTGCAGCGCTCTCCCATCTGAGCTACAGCCCCGCTCCACCCCCGAAGGCGGCTTTGGCCGTCGGGAGCGGTGGCCTC